ATGATTTTGGCGACAAAGATTCATTTCAAATACGGCAGTCCTTCCTATCCAAATGAACAAGATATCCAGTCCATTTACCTGTCAGGAGAAGGATTGGAAGGGTTTTATCCCAAGGAACAAGTTTACGACATGCTTGTTCAAGGAAAGATTATCAGGGGCAACATTTACCCCTATCCTGCATTGGAAGAAATGACGAGTTTCAAGGGAGAGAAGTATGTGCGTTCCATGCCTAACGAAAGCAAGCACGACAATCTGCTCAATTTGCCCCGCGTGTGATTTTGTTTATGCCGATTCTCGTTTCGATATAGACAAAAGGTTTTGTGTGTATTGTGCAATAGTCAAACAGGGCACTTCACATGCAGCCTCCGATTGGGAATCCGGTTAATCCAGATTGAGTGAATCAACGTATTCAGGCGTAAGTTTCCAATAGAGTTCCGCATCCTTTTTCCTGGTAGGCTTGTAGTAATGCTTCCGTATCATCTGGATGCTGTTGCCCATTTCATCGGCTACGCTGGCCATGTTTCCGAAACAGGTAACTTTATAGGTGCAGTAGCTGTGCCGGTATCCGTTCTGCTTGGCTTCAACGTATTCAGGGATTGTTCTCCTGAAGGCGTCATAGATGCGGTCGACATGTTTTTTGCATCGTCCGAAATCAAAGACAAGTCCGTTGGTATGTTCACATGTAAGAAGCCATTTTTTGGCAACGTTGGGGAGATGGACAATGCGTCTTCCGGTTTTTCCTCCTGACAGGTAAAAGTCTCCGTCTTCATCGGGATTGCTCAAATCCAGTTCCTCCCATGTAATGTATTCAAATTCGGACAACCTGACTCCGCAGAACATGGCGATGACCAGCGGAGCGAGCATTTTGTTTTGATGTACCTTCGTGTAATGGAGGATTTGGACGGCTTCATCGACAGAATAAATGCCGGGTTCAGGACGTACTGCCTTGGGGCATTTGATGTTGGTCATGTCGATTTCACACCATTTGAAGAACGAGATGACGGCCGCCCGGTAATGCTGGCGTGTCTTTTCTGCTATATCCAGACCATAGAGCCATTTTTCCACTTCATCCTTCTGGATGGTGCTGACGATTTTCTTTCCGAATACTTCCTTGAAGACATTGACTCTTGAGAGGGTGAGGCGGATGTTTTCCCTGTTGGATGCCGTCAGGAGCTTGTGCTTTTTCCATTCCTTGAAGAGATCCCCGACCCTCCTGCTTTGCTTGGGATGGGCGACGAAGCTCATGTATCTTCTGATGAATTCAGCCAGGGAGATGGAAGGATTGGTTTTGTAGAAACGGTCGATCATAATCCTGTCTTCGGGATCGATGATTGTTTCTTCTACAAGCCCAGTTTGGGAAAGTTCTTCTTCAAGGATTCGGCATTTTTCCAAACCTTCCTTCCTGTCCTTGACCCTGCATTTGTTGTTCCTGGTGGAACCGTCGGGGTTGATGGTGTTCCAGTAGACGCGAAACCTTCCGTCGTTCTCCTGAACCAATCTGCATAATTTGAACTTCTTCGCTGCCATGTATGAGTTAATTATACCGTGAAAACAGGAGTTCGTATGCGGTAAAACTCAATGATGGTCAATTATTTTTTGTCGTAAAATGAATCGGTTTTATTATCCGGCGATTCCCATTTTTGAAGCCGTAAAGGAGCAGGCCAACCAGAAGGAAATGGATAAGAACCAAATACCGATATTCTTCCAATTCAAGTCTCCTCCGTCAGCTCCTATGGCGTTTCCCCTACCCAGAAATTGATACAATCGGTATGCGTCTCCTATTTTGGTCAAACATCCCAACAGGAGGTAAAATACGATGCTTTTCAATGAACCAGCCTTGCCCGGTTTGTCATCCGCATACCGATGAGTGGATAGCGTGTTTCCCTGATGGTCGCAAATGAAGAGGGCGTTTCCTTTGAGTATGGAGACGACCTCAGAAGAGAATCCCAAGAGTTTTCCTTGTTGAGTGAACAGGATTTGTCCTTCAGGAGATATTACGCGGACATGTGTTCCTTGCTGGTATGCAACTCCGATCATGAATCCATCATGTCATGAACCACGGGATTCGTAAGCGATAAAATACAATGACTGTCAATTATTTTGCCGTAATGATCAGTTATTTCCCTGGCTTGATAGGAGGAATATCCTGACAGAAAAAAGCTACATCCCTATTCAGTTTTTCTGCGATTTCGCAGATGGTATAAAATGTGATGTTGCGCTCTCCCCTTTCAATGCTGCCGTAGTAGCTTCTATCCAAATTGGTAACATGCGCAAATCCTTCCTGAGAGAATCCCTGGGCTTTTCTCTCGTTTCTGATCCTTTCTCCTAATTCCTTGAGTACATTTTGCTTGGACATTTATTCATTATCGCAGAAATGAGAAATTTATGTCCACGGTCTAAAATACCTCTTTACAGTTGTGGAGATACGCGATATTCAAACGCTATCACCTACTAACCAAGGAGAATGAACAACCCACATCAATTATGAAGTTACACCTGCCTACAGTACTGCTGGCGGCCGTGCTTGCCTGCATCTCGCAACCGCTCATCGCTACGGAAACAATCAACCTGAATACCCATAACTGGGATCAGTATGTCGGAGATTATGGAAATCCAGGATCTCCTCAATTTGATAACGTCAACCTAAGCCTTGACGGCAATTGGTCTGTTAATCTTGATAAATTTTACGGTCCATGCTGGGGATCAACGGATGACGGTTCCTATATGTTGACAGGACAAGGTACTATGGATTTCAAAAATGATTCCTTTATTATATGTGGAGGATCTTCCGATTGGCCTGATTCATATAATCCCCCTACTGGTAACGCCAAATATACCATCAGTTCTGGTATCGTTTTAAAAAATGTATCATTAGACGCACAGTTAGGGGCACAAGTGAAATTCAATGGTTCCCTCGAAACGAGCAACAAAGAATCTCCCTGCTCATTTTTTGTTGATTCTACTGTTGATGGCCCTTTATCTATCATTGATTTGAGAAACGCGACGATTAAGGATAACGACTTTGTTAATTTGGAATTTTGTCGAGGAATTATTATCAAAGATCAATATACTGTATCAGCTAACCATGGACTTAAGATTTGGAATGATACTTCATCTCAAGGAAGTGGAATTCTACAAGGGAATCTCATTCTTTCGGATGGCGGTGAGATAGCTCTATTTACATATGGTGGTCACAAATATTCTAACATAACTATAACTGGAACTTTATCTATTACAGGGAATACAACAGTTGATTTCCACTCTGTTTCTTCTCCGGAAGATGGTTTCACTAGCCCCGAGACGGGGACAATTGTATTTTACTGTAAAGATATTACTGGTGAAACTAGCCTTTTGAAGATTACTGAAAGTTATCGTGGAACCACCACAGTTTCCCGGAACATTAGTGACAAGAAATTCGTATCCATCGCCCAGATAGACGGACGTTATGCCCTGACGCTGGTTGACAATGGGTACGATCCCGGGGAACCGGAACAACCGGGAACCATTATTACCGACGGCAAGGCCCCCGATACCCTTTCCAAGGATGTTGTCGTTTCTTTGGGGAACGGTAGCAATGTCGACGCGACGGAAGTTACCAACGGACTCAATAACTCCTATGTCCATGGGACGGGAGGAACCCTGGTTACTGCCGATTTACAGACATTCAACATGTCGGGATCGGATTCTCTCGGGTTCAGTATTGTCGGCATAGATGGAAACGCAGGCGCAAACATCCAGGTGGGGCACGAAGGAGGAAGCATTACCGATGCCGCCATTGTTTTGACTGGCAGTAAATACGAATCAAAACAGGTCAATGTTCAGAGCGGTCTTCTGGAAATCGGTCAGAACACCATTCTTGGAACAGTTGATTCCATGCTGACCATAGGAGCTCTCAATGCTACCGGTAATTCAGTTACCGCTTCGGTCAATAACAGGGGAACCATCAACAATGACGTTACCATTCATTCCGGTGCATCTCTGGATAACAGGAATACCATCAATGGAAATGTTCTGGTCAATGGATCGTCCATCCTGAGCAACAATGGGACAGTAAAGGGAGAAGTGACGATTGCGGAAAACGGTTCAGTCAATGGCAGCGGTACGTTCGCTTCTACCATTCTCCAATCCAACGCTTTGCTCTATGTAGGCAACAGTCCGGGATTCCAGCAGCACAATGATCTGACTTTGGATAGCGGTTCAAGACTGGGCTTTTATCTGGACGGTATTACTGCGGCGACATTGGCAAATCACGGTTCAGGTACTTATTCCAATCTTTCCGTCATCAATTCCATTACTGTTAATGGAGCGGTGAATACCGAAGTTGAAGTAGGTCTGGGAATTCTGGCGGCAGGAACAGATGCATTTACTCTGGATCTTATCAAGACTGATGGAACAGTTTCCGGTAACGGTGATTTTGTTCTTTCTCTGGATGATAAAAACCATCTCCTGAAGGAAGGCAATCTTCTCTGGAATGCATCCACAGGAACGCTTAGCTTCACGGGACAAGTGGATGAAGCCGTAGCTACCGCTTTGGTAGGCAAGGACGGTTCCAATATCGCCAATTCCTTGTGGTCGAGTACAAGCGTCGTCAAGAACTTCGGTCAGACGGCAGTATCCCAGCTCAAAGTCACCCAACCGGGAGATTCCAATGTATGGGTAAGTGGTTTGGGGGATTTCGTGACCATGAACTCTACATCACATGCGGACGGCTTCCAGTACAACGGAGGAGGATATGCGGCAGGGATTGACTGTTCATGGACGAAGAAATTCCGAGCGGGTATTGCTTTCGGCCAAACATTCGGAACGTTCAAATCTGACGACAACCAGGCATCCATCAAGCAGGACAGCCTCATGACCGGTCTGTACGCCAATTATCTGGAAACACTGTGTGACAAGCAGAGTTTGGGATTGAGCGGATACTTTGCTTATGGATCGGTGGAAAATAGGGCCGATACTCTCATTGGTAATTCCGCTTATTTGCCCGGTCATGCCAAATGGAATGACGATGTGTTTACTTTCGGCTTAAAAGCTGACTGGAATATCAAAGTCACCGACAAGACCACATTGACGCCGTTCATTGGGATTGATTACGTCCATGGAGCACAGGAAAGCTTCACGGAAACATATTCCAACGGCAGCCGCCAATACAGGGACGGTAATATGCAGGTATGGAGTGTTCCGGTAGGCATTACGGTTAAAAAGGAAGTATCGGTCGGAGGAGGACAACTTCTTCTTCCTGAACTGACTGTTGCCTATGTCGGTGATGTATCCAGAACAAATCCTTCGGTCAAATCCACTATCTACGGGATCGACAACAAGCACGAAGGAAGCAATCCTGGCCGAAGCGCCTTCATGATGAACGCCGGAACCAACTGGATCATCAACCAGAATTGGAGCGTAGGAGCGTTCTACACCTTGGAAGCCAGAAGCAGCCAGGTGAATCAATCCGCCTCACTTTCGGCAAGATACAGCTTCTAAATAGATAAATAACAGTCATCAAGGGATGGAATCAGCAATGGTTCCATCCTTTTTCATTTTTACACCTCTACTCTATTCCTACCATATAGGGTACGGCAAATGGCATGGTACCCCCGTCAAACCAAACACGCTCCCCCAATTGAAAGTCTATCCCTGTTTGGGCTCAGTCTATACAAAGGACTTTTCACATGAAGGGGGTACTTTCCCAAACGCTCCAAAATTGTTTTTCCGAAAAATGGAAAACTTTTTCTCTATTAGGAAATGTATCAGGAATAAAAGGAGGAGAACCCATTTAGGCCCCCGCCTGGCAAAAATATTTTTGAGACCATTTTTCAGATTCACGCACGTTTCACCAGTTTGAAGTCCTTATAAGCAATATTGACAAATTACTTCATCACGTCGAACCCAATCGCTTACAACCGCCTGAAATCACGGCATCATTCCTCCATGAAGATTTTATACGAAGCAGTTTTCAAAAAAATATTTTCCCCCGATCCTATGCATCTTGCTCCATCACATAAACCAAGAGATAGAAGGGTTATAGGTAAATTAATTCTAAATTGATTTCTACGGAAATTATTTTAGAAAGTAGGATAAACCCAAGGTAACAGGGCAAAAAATCCTCACAAACAATTCTGGAAACATTCAGAATAAGATAACAAGTTTACTGAAATAGCCATCAATTTCTGATATCCCAATTACCTAACCTGGAGTCTCTGACTGTCTGATACAATGGGGATATGGGAGGAGTAAAAGAAGGAATAAAATGAGTTTTCACATTCGCTAATATATCATAATGAGTAAGTTGTAAAAAATATAGTCTCATACAATGTATATAAAAGTATATGAGAGAGTTCAAACGTATACCTCAGTGTACCATGTATTTGTTTCAGAAGAAAATGCTTTCTGAATTCACAAGTGAATGGGAACAAATAAGTTATGAGAAAAACGGTCTCATACAATGTATAAGTAAAGAGGAAGAGAGATTTTTCTCACGTATACCTTTGTTTAGTCCTTTGGAATAATTTCCGAGGTCAATTAGTTTTATACGAAGGCGTTTTTAATAAAACGATTTCCTCTTTGGATAAATTGACTGAGATCAAGAGAGTAAAGAGATAAAAGAATAATTAATTCTAAAATGATTTCTACGGTAATTATTTTGGAAACAAGGTAATTGGTAAGGGAAGTTGTCTGCAAATCCTCACAAATGATTCTGGAGATAGTCAGAATAAAATAACCGGATTACCGTCGCCACCCAATAGCATTTGATGCCATCAATGGTTCTGTACATTGGATGGAAATGCTGAAACAGCAGAAAACAGAATTCAAAAATATATTACAATGAGTAAGTTATGAATATTTTGGTCTTACTCTATGGATATAAAATATATGGAGGATGCTGAAATGTATACCGCAGTATACCTGGAATTTATTGCCGAGAAAATGGTTTTAAAAATTATAAATCCATACAAATGAATATGTTATGAGAAAAACGGTCTTACTCAATGAAAGAAAAGAGATATGGAGAGATTTCACCAGTATGCCTGCAGTTTGATTCGTTAAAAGAATTCCCATGGTCAATTGTTTTTGTACGAAGGTGTTTTCAAAAAAATAATTTGGAGCAATTAATCCTGAAATGATTTCTATGGAGATTTTCTAGGATATTAAGGGAAATGCCGATGGAGATTACTGAGAGGTTTCCAGAGAGATTGAGAACAAGAACAGTCAGATATGGATAATCATTCAAAAGAAAAAATCCTGATTGGAACAGATTTTGGGGATACATCCCTCATCCAGAAGAATCACACCATTGGGGAGAATGCATGGAGGATTGGCACGATTACAAATGGAGAAAGGAACAGAGGGAGAAAGAATTGAGAAAGTGGACCGAAAACGATTTGTCAAAGAGGCAAGCCGTACATAAGATCAAATATCTCAAGAATCTCTAATTTACGATGCCTTCAACTTGAGAATACTCCAACCTTAACTTATAATTAGGTGTGTAATTCATAGACGCCTCCATGTTTTATCCACCCACTTGAGATATCCAGTCTCGAATATTTGTCCCAATTCTTTCTATATCCCGACGTCCTAATTCCCCACTATGCATGATAACATTACGAGATCTTTCCAAAGTAGTAAAAATCTGTTTGGCCCAATCCAATGATATAATGTGATCTTGGAAAAGTTCTAAATTTTGAGACATTATTGAAGCTAAATCACCAAATTCGGTATAATTTATAAAGTTATCACCTCGTGGGGAATGCCATTTTATTTTCCCTTCTTCTATTTTCCGTGATTCAGCTTTTGTCCTTATTTTTTCTGAGACAGATTCCATCCACCAATTTTCACCTTTATTTTCGATGAGAATTTTAACTACAAATTGTCTCACCATGTTTTCAAAACATGCTATAGCTGTATAAACAGTAGCCATCTGCTTTGCACAATTTAATAATTCATTCTCGAGAAGATCTAAGGACAAGCTTCGTATATATTCTTGTGTTAATATATCTGAAGATGAATGCTTGCTTATAGCTTCGGAATTAGAAAGAGAGATTTTTGTTAATTCCCCTCTCATTACGAAAGAATATAATTTATCTGGCATTAGATTAAAATAAATGTTTTTTCAGACTTTGGAATATAGCATCATACACTGCCATATTACTTGTTTCAGGAAGATGAATTTGTATATTATAATGCAAATTCATCTTTGTTGATGGTTCAGAAATTTGGTTTATTTTTGGATCCTGTTGAACGGAAATATTACCTTCAATATTAGCTTCGTGTTTTTCTATGTGTTTTTGTTTAGAAGGAATTTTAATTTGAGAAATAGTTGGTGTCCAATCTGCATAACCGCATAATGCTCTAAAAGTTGTTGACATCATTTCAATAACTCTATCTCCCTTTTGGCCTTGCGTTAAAGTTCTTAATTTATTTTTAATTTCATCATTACTCATGGATTGGGCATCCTTCTTTAAATTAAAAAGATCCTCATATGCCTCTTGAATTCCTATTGCTATGATTTTTTTAGATTGCGTTTGATCGAGAAAATCATAATACCGTTGCGTGGGTTGTCCGGATTCGTTGAGCAATCCTAAAGCTTTTAACATTCCTATAATTAATCTGTCAGTACTACTTTTGAATCCTAAATCTTCTAAAAATTTAGTCGTAAATCTTTCTGGAGCTTTTGCTCCAATAATAGAATTGAAAATAGATTCAAGATTTTTAGTGGATGATAGATATGATGTAGTTAAGGCCATAACGTGGTACTAAATACACATTTTTCTTTCCTGAGGCAATATTTTCTCCAAATTATATACATTAATTTCCCCCATTTCTTCCCCATGCCCCTACAAACAAAAAACGCAATATACTCATGACGAATATATTGCGACGGAAAATTGATGGCGGACAGGGAGGGATTATATTTATTGATTATAAATATACTTATGAATATAATGTTCAGCTTTTTGTACAGTTCCTTTCCTACCCTCAGGGTCATGTTGTTGATATCAACAAGATGATCAGTTTTCTTTCTGGTGAAAACGGCAGCGGAATAAGGCATCCATGACGCGTACCCGGTTTGCTTTTGGAATATGGGGAGGACGGGGGCTTCCCACGGTTACAACGTCAAACCCAACATATTTTTCCGGGGCGACCGAGATGCTGAACCAGTTCCATGCAGACCAGCGGCCAGCCCTGTTTTGGGGCGTCCAGGGGGGGATAATTCTCCCCTTGCTGACCCCAAAAAGTTCAATGACCGTGTGCCCGATGGTAAGATCCTCCGGAGCGTTGTCCGGCATATCTGCGTGCATCAGCACTTCCGCGGCTCGTTTGGCGGCCAGTCCGGTCATGGCATAACACAGACCGTAGAATTGCCGACTATCTGCTCCCGAGGCGCACCAGTGCGCCCCCGTTTCAGACATGTCCCTGATCCATGCTCCGTTGAGCAGCGCCGTATCCGAGTCGATTTTGACGACGATGTCATCGTCCGCCGCTTCTCCGGCCAGCATGGAGATAATGCCCCGGACGCATTCCGGGCCGCGCAGGTTGCCGTGGCGCGGGAAGCTGGTTTGGCAATACCGTGCTCCGGCTGCCAGAAGCGCCTTTCTGGTGCGTTCCGGTACTGGGTCGGCATCATCGTCCGCCACGGTAATGACGGCTTCAGGGAGGGCTGCCAAGGCGCACCGGACGCAGGCTTGCGCCTCATCCGCGTCTCCGGCATAGGTGAATAGATAGATTCTGATCATCGTATTGTCTGGCTAAGCTGGTCCGTAGGGGTAGAAGGTGCCTCCGAAGACCGGGATCTGGATCATGCCCAGGGCGTATTGCGTGACCTGGTCTTCGTTGATGTCGGCAACCTGAAAAGCATAGTCAAAGTTGACGCCGGGTTTTTCCTGGGCGAGCATGATCGGGTACACCGTTCCCGGTATGCCTGACATTTCCGCGCTGGTTAACTTGGCGTCCTGGTCGAAGTGGACATTTATCCAGACCTCCCCGCTGGTCATCGGGAGTTTCACCCAGGAGGAGCCGGAGCCGCCGTCTCCGGTCGGGTAGAATCCCAAGAGAGAGCCGTTGAGGTAGAGAGCGCCGGGTTTGATGCGAGCATCGGTGATGTTTCCTTCTGTGTCCTTGGTCAGGCGCACCTGGAAGCCGTATTCCGGCGCAGGAGCTTCAGACCCGGTGGCGGTCGTAATCTGTTGTCCAATGGTCGGAGATTCCGGCTTGGGGTCGTAGGTCAGGTCAATTGGTTCCGGCGCTCCCTGCATGTTTTCCAACGCGGAAGAGGCATCTGAAATAACATTCACTTCATTAAGCTCAAGTAAATCTTCGATTCCAAGTTGAGACGGAGAGCCGTAGGAAAGTTCAATAACGTTGGTCTGCAAGTCACGGCTTACGGTCTGCACCATGGTATTGATAGTTTCCCATTCCGGATTGCCGCCAAGCAAGGAAACACGGCGCCCCATGTATTGCCAGTATTGAGCCCCCCCGCGAGCCGCAAAGGAGATAGACCCGTCATAGGGAAGTTCCTGCATGGATTCCCACACCGTTCTTGCTATGTCGGCATAAGGTATTCCGTCATTGGGTCCGGTAGAGGGTCCGTCTTCATCGTTTGACGGCTGTTCGCCGTTATAAATGCCGTCAATCGGATAGGTAGCATTGGGGCGGTCGAGTGTCACCAGGTCCACGGAAAATTCCTGCCAGAAACAAGGCGTGTCTCCTCCTCCAATTACTCCGATGTTCTTAAATTTTTCTCTCCACTTGGCCGGGGCATTTTCCGGAATGGCTAGACGCTGCTTGATGGTGGTATTGCACCATTTAGGGCGCAGGGATTTTGTGTGAATCTGCCCGTCTGTAAGTTCGTATGCGGTTGCCGTGGTGTCGTACCCCTTGGGTTTTTCCTCTTCCGTGCCTTCCCATGCCTTGGGAGTGACGACCCGGTCGGAATAGGTCACAAGCTGCCCTGCCGGGATGTCTTTCATCCACGGGAAATGGTGTGCCCAAAAGCTGTTGATCATGTCCGCAGCGTCAATGCGGCGCCCTTTGACAATCATCTTCTGATAAGCCAAGCTGCCGGACCTGGAAGTCTTTACGGGCTGGGGTTCGGAAGCGGAACCGCCTGACTCATTGTAATTGGAGAAATAAAAGTCAGAGGAGACGCGATAGACGATCGAATGCGGCAGCGTAGGGTCGCCGTCCGACGGGTACTTGGAAAGGTAGGAGACGCGATAGCCTGAACTGCCGGTAGATTCTGCCACAATCGCAACACAGGGGGGAACAAGGTCGCCTCGCGGTGACAGTGATACGTCTATGCTTTTGACTGTGGCGGAGGGTTGCAGCGGCAGGGAAATAGGGGCGAGAGAATCGTAGTCCGTAATGATGAGTTTCGGTTTCTCTCCCGTATAGTCATAATAACTGACCATACGCGGAGACCAGCGCCGGATGGACTGCAGCAGACTTTGAAGAGTGTCGCAGGATGCATTCCACGGTATCAGCTGCTTGTCGTCTCTGATGCGCAGCTCATAGCTGGCTGGGTGGTGCTTTGCCATGTCAAGCACGCTGGACAAAGCGCCGCTCAGGTTGACCTTGGGAATAATACCCTCTACGCCTTTACGGGGGAAAAGCCCGAACGTCGGCCGCCATCCATTTTCCAAGGCATAGCAATTAGCGAGGTAATACCAGGGGTCGGAAAAAACAATCCTCCAGGACCGCTGGCTGCCGCTGTATACTTTTTCAATATTGGACACCAGCCCCACTAGGATGACTTGTCCGTTTTGGGAGATGGTGACGGTATCGAATTGCTTGTACGGTAAAGTTTCTCCAAGCATCCTGACGGGGTAAACCGCTGTAATGGTGGACGTGGAGAAGCTCTGTTGATCGTGCGTGAGGCTTGATGGCTTGAGAGCCAGCAAGTCATCTATGGTAATGTTATGGTTCCTGCTGCTTGAGAATTTGGTTGGTTGTTGACAATATTCTTCTGTCTGTGTTTCAGGCTACTGTTTTTTTGCTTGTCTTTGACAATCTCTTTTCCCGGCTTTATTTATTTTTTGGCAAGTAAAATATACAGCGTGTACCAAAGTACAGCCACTACGGCACCTCCCAGAATATAACCCATTCCAATACCAATTAATCCTGCTTCAAAACTTACAATCCCCATAATGAAGCCCCCTCCTATCGATAGGGTTGCGAGAAATATAAGGACTGTGGAAAGAAAAGAATTACTTTCTTTGCGATTTGGAAGTTTCTTAGTAGAATAAGTTGTTTTATTGCTTTCCCTTAGTAATTCATCAGCCTTGAACCATTTATTTGTTCCTTCTGCGCAAATTAATGTTTCAGGTCCTATGACATGATTTTTAATTAAAATTTGTAGTTGCCTGAATGATATGGGGCCTTTGACAACATTCCCGCAGAAGTAGAAATATTTCATGGCAACATCATACATCATGATAATTTTTCTTCAATGTTTTCTGCGCCGTAATCCTCCAATATTATTTTGAGCTTGTTTTAGCTCTCGAGTTAACTGATCGATTCGTGCCTGCTGAACTCTTAATTCTGCCGCTTGTTGATTAACAAGGGAAAGAGCTTGTTTCATATTTGTGGTAAGTCCATTCAGAATTGAGGTGTTTTGAATTCCTTGCTGCCTCAAAGCATCTCTAAAGGCAACTCCTATTTGTGTATATTCTGCTGAGTCAATTATTCCATCTGCCGAGGCGTTTTTAACCTGATTCCGAATAGCCTCCGAAGCGGCTCTAACCATCGCTTTCTGTTGCTCACTGGCAGACTCCCCTGCAGCAACAACTAAACGCTCCAGTTCAGCAGAAAAATTATCCTTATTCTTCTTCAGAGCATCTTTTTTGGTTTCTATTTCTTTTTTTCTGCCTTCGATTTCATTCTCGGTATCCTCTTTTTCTGTTTCTTCACGGATTTGCCTTCTCTCCTGAGCTTGAGACGTCCTACCGCGTTGTATATCAACAGCGGCTTCCGAGGCGTTTTTTCTCTTTACATCAGATAGCTTTCGCGTTGCTATTTCTTCATCATTCTTTGCTGATATTAAAGACTTTTCCGATTCTTCATATTCTTTTTCAAGAGTTTCTACGGTTTCAGCATAAGATTTATAGGCATTCAAATAACCTCCATCTCCAAAAGTCATATCACCCAAATTAAAACCTTTATCCTGAAGAGAAATGTCACTTCTCTCTATGTTTCCTTGAATATCAAATATTTTTGCTCTTCTAGATTCTGCGTCGCTAGGTCGGTATTTATCGAGCAATGCATACACCAATTTATTTGAAATTTCTTCTCCATTTACAAACTCATTAGCTGTATCATAAATAGATTTATCACTTACATTCCTATATCGTAAGGCTCCGGAATCTCTTTCTTTATCTCTATACGATTTTAAAGCTCCATATAAATCATTTATTAAAGATTTTCTCATTTCACTTAAAGAAACTTCTGACGCCCTTCTTTCTTCAAGAGACATGATATCGTAAGAATTAGATTTTGCATTTTGGAGTGACTCTTGAGCTTCTCTTGCGGTACGAGCTGCATCAATTCTCTTATTGACTGCGTCGGACACATCTAATTTTGCTGATTCTTCTCTTTCATTTCTCCTTCTTGCGCGGCTATCTAATTCGATGCCTTCTAACAAGCGAGCTCTTCGACGCTCAGCCTCGGCGCCTTCACCTAATTTCCCATTAGCAAAATCTTCCTCTACTTTTAGGCGGGCGATCTCTGCTTCATCGTCATTAATTCCAGATTCTAAAGCAATCAACTCTTTACGATAATCCAAAGAATATTTTAATGCGTTAGCTTCTTCTTTACGATAATCAGCTATTTTTTTTGCACTATCTATTGCCGCCCGTAATATTTGTTCATTGTTGTTTTGCCGAGAAATTTCACCAACTTCTTCTTTTAACTTTTTGAAAGCCTCTCTTTCTTCTTCAAGTTTTTTAGTCAAATCAACTGACTTCTCTTCCGTCGAGGAAAGCCACTCGTAGAGCTTCGCGCCTGCAAGCGTGGCGAGGGAGAGAGCGCCGGCCAGGCCAGCGCCGCCGCCGAAGCCTATCACCAGCCCCGGAATATTATTCAAGATGCCCTTGATGCCATATTGGACGTCATCCATGAAATAGGCGACCTGCAGCATCCCCTGCCCCATGTTCTTGATGCTCTTGGTCGCCTTTTGACTGCCTTTGTCGAGCTGGTCTGTGGATTTATTCAGGGAGTCAATCTTCTGCTTTGCTTCTTCTACGCCTTTTCCGTCCAGCGTGGACTTGAGCTTGATTTCGATTTCTTTCTTGGTAGCCATGGTGGAATTGATAAGGGGTTATCGTTGAGTGTTGACTTCTTCGATGGCGAAAGCAGGAAGTTTCCCGTCCGCGAGGCTGGCGCGGGCGTCGTCCACGCGTTTTTGGAAGTATTCAAGCATCATCATATCCCGGAAGATGATGCCGAAGGCTTCGGAGGGGTTGACGCCGGCTTGTCCGGCAGCGGCAAAGACGCTTTCCCGCAAGGCTCGCGTCGCCTGGTCCAGGGAGGGGTTCTTGAGGCAGGCTTCGGCAAATTCTCCGAAAAGCCGTTCCATGCCGTTTTCAGGTTGAGTGGATTGGTCAGTCATGATTGGTGGTATGTTGAAAAGGTGTTGTTATCCGATGTATTCGACGTCCAGCGACATGGCCGGCATCACGGCAGGCGTGGTGATTGCGGCCGGATAAGGCCGATAGGCAATGCCGCCCCAATCGTAGGCCGTGATATTCTCAATTTTGGTGTATACGACGGCGCCGGGCTGGAAGATGAGCTGCATCCCGGCTTCCACCTTGGGCGGCGCCGGGAAGGTGAATGTCGCCTGCTGGCTGGCGGCGTCATTAACCGCGGCGTTGCTGGTAGCCAGCAGCGTTGTGGTGGACCCATCCTCATTGAGGACGTACAGCGAAAGGGCAGCGCTGATGTTGTTGGCGCTCCCGCGGGCCACGGTGACGGATTTGATGGAGGCTGCCGGCGGCGGATCACCGTCTACCTGTTCTCCCCACTTCATCCGGTATTGCCGCCAGTTAAATGTTCCCAAGGCGGCAATCTTGGCAGGATCCCCTTCCAGGAAGACGGGAGAGCCCACCGTTTTCTCCTGGGGCGTGGCTGCCGCCTGGGTGATCTCAATGAGAGGAGCGATTCCGGTTCCGTCCTGGGAAACTGTCAGATAAATGCTTTTTTCTTCCGTAGTTTCGTTGGGAGGCACTGTAACCCGGAAGGAGCCATTGTTGCCGTTGATGATGTTGGAGATGGAGATGCCGTCGTTCTCAAAGGCTTTCCAGCCCTGCCCGATTTCGCCCGGGTTGAAGTAGGAGACGACGGAGAACGCATATTGTCCGCCGGCAGCCGGGACGGAAACCGAGGAAGGAGTCACGGAGAACACCCAGGCTGAATTGTCGGGAACCCGGTCCGTGAGCGTCATGTTGATGGATACCAGCAGGCACAAATAACCGTCTTCCGGCGACGGAGGAGGAATGAAGTTCTCCGTTTCAAATTGGTAGCCGGCAAGGACGGACGTGAATCTCCATTGAGGCTGGTCGGCAAACTGCATGTACAGAGTGCCGTTCTGGTTGGTTGCCATCCAGACAGCCAGGTTTTCCTGATACCTGGCCATTTCTTCGTAGTCCTTAAACCAGCGGTAAAAGGCAAAGGTGCGGTGTTCTACGGCAGACCCCAATCCTTCCGCAAAAGCCCTCGTGCCGTCCACCAGGGACGTTTCAAAGACTTCTATGTCTCCGCCGAACCGGGGAGGCTCCGGCGTGGCATCCCAGAGGTTGAGGAGTTGGAGCGTGTTTCCGGCTCCGGAAACGTACCATGCGGAGTATGGGGCCTCGTAGATCATGATCGTCTACAGCTTGGAATAGGCCTTCACTCCTTCCGCAATGGCTTCCGCAATGGCTTCGGGATGGTCCTTCATAAGGGCGGCATTTTCAGGATTGGTGATAAAGCCGCATTCGCACAGCACCCACGGGCAGCGCGTCCTTTTCAGGACGGCCAGCCCCGGACGGGCCAACACCGTGCAGTCCCGTCCTGGGAGCAGCCGGGCAAGAGGTTCCGCGATGCACATGGCAAGCCGGCTTCCCTTAACGCTCCCGGGATAGAAGCACACATGGGCGCCGTGAGCTTGCACATTATCCGATGAGTCACAATGCAGGGAAATCCCGAAGTCGTAGCCGCCTTCGTTGGCGGCCTTGATGGTGGCGTTCAGGTCGTCCGTGTTGCTCTGGGCCGGAAAGTCAATTACGTCCACCTGGGCGCCCAGCTTTCTGAGCATAGGCGCGAGGCGTTCCGTAATCGTCGCTGCTACGGCGTGTTCTTCAAACCTGTTTCCACGGGCTCCGGTGTTGTTGGCATGGCCTATATCAATGGCTATTTTCCTGGGTATTCTCCTTTAATTGATTGGTTATTAATATGTATGAACTTGTAAGAAAAACTTTACAGTTGACTATTTTTCAAGCTTCCGCTCGATATTCTCTATTCTGACGGCAAGAAGCTGAATAGCCTTTGCCATCTCTACCTGGGCCTGCGTCTGCATCGTCATCAGATCGCAAAGTCGGTCGTTGTGATGTCCCATGACATCTCCGATGTACCAGCACGCCCCGCCGCAAATGACCAACGACAGCATGACGCAGGCAAGCATGGGTGAAGCCTTGGCAAAATCCAGGAAACGCGCCGGTACTTCGGAGAGTTTGCACATGGTTATTTTTTGCTGGGGATTACCTGCACCACGGGCTCAACTTCCGTCTTGGGCTGGGCCTGGGAATAGGAGATATGCCCCTGCTCAATGACGAGGCAGGAACCGTCCTTGCAGACCTCGGTGCGTCCTGGCGTCACGTCTACGGAGTGCCCGCAGCCCTGGAAGAGAGATAAGCCGAGCATCCCCACAGCGGCGGAAGCCAAAGCCAGGAGAGCTTTTTTCCACCAGGTGGAAGCCCCGGAAGCCTTGATGCCGAGATAGTCTTTGATGTCCTCAACGGCGTGCTTGCCGATGATGGTGAGGGCCTGGTCTGCGACGTGATACCACGCTTGCCTGACATAGGCCGGTTCATCTTCCCAGCCCGTTTCTTTCGGGGCGTGGGATATGGCGGATTGGTACATGTTGTACATTTCCTTGGCTATCGCCTCGGCATGATTGCATTGATTATTAGTAGTCATATGATTATGTTGTTATTGGTGAAGTATTTGAAAAATGCCACGGCGGCGGGGTCCGTGATGATGAATTCCGGGTAGTCCGCAGACGTGAATGTCCGGCGCCCACCATCCGCATTGACGGCCTCAACCGTAAGGATCACCGCCTCTGTGGACTGGTAATTGTCTGCATCTCCAGTCGGCGCCTGGAATACCCAGTTGCACCGCACCCAAACCTGCACCGCTTGCCAGTCCTCGTCCATGCCGGCGATCGCGGCCACCGCTGCTTTCAAGGCCGGGGCTTGGTCGGCGGGTATATCCGCTTGTGTATAGCAGAGGGAGAGTACAAAGCCGTTATTGTCTGGAAATCTGGCGGTCATAACAAATTCGTTCCACTGTCCGGGCTTAGGGAACTGTAAATGTATCTCTTGCATGGTGTTATTGCGCTAATTGGTTGATTTCTACAACGGCGGCCTCGGCGTAATGGTGGCCGACAAACGCCCACACCTGCCGCGGTTGTCCAGTCGTGTTTGCCGCCAGCGTCAGGACAACCTGGCCGCCGCCGGACCCTATTTCTTCAGAGGATTGCGTGCACCACACAGCGGCGGGGTCATGTCCGCACATGGTATCGTTCAGCACATAGATAGCCTCGGAGAGGGTGGAAGACGCCGTCAATGTCACCTCGCCGCCAGAGGCCGGAACTTCCTGAGCAGAAGCCGTTACTTCTGGAACTGGTTTAGGTGTCACGCCCTCCATTACCGTGTCCTTCATGAGGACCCAGGAGTTGGTTATGCCCAGTGAGGGTGCATTGTCTATCCTCATTCCTCCCATCCGGAGGCCCGCCTGATAAGTCCCGCTGACTTCGTGCGCCTTGAATTTGGTTGTAAGGCATGCTGTGTTGCCGGCGCCCCAAAAGGAGGAAGCCATATCCATTACATATTGCTTGTCCACAAACAAAGCCCAGCGATTGTAAATCTCCTGGTCATCGGGGTTGGGTGGCGTCATGGCCGCGGAGACGTAGGTAAAAGCCGGAGCCAATGCCCAAACATAATGGGAATCTACCTTGAGGGGTCCGTAAAACGTCCCCCTTATCAAGGCCGACTTATTGCTCCCCAGATACCCCATAGGGTAGGTAGTGATCTGATACGCCGGCACATTGTCGCCCCCTCTCGCTCCATTGACTGTATTGTTTTGCGGATACCTGTAATTTGCATTATCCCAGGCATAATCCACCCAGTGCACAGGATGTGAATAGCAGGACGCCAGCGGATCGGTAGTCGTAGCGTACCCCTGGGCAGTGCTGCCCAAGAGAACCGACACCTTGTCGGAGCCAAGTATCCGCCAGACGCAAGCGGCAGCATATTCGTTATTTCTATTGTTGCCCATGTAATTGGCAAATTTCCATGATCCCGTGGATTTGCCGATAACAGAAACACCCCCTGCCGCCGTCATGGTTAACACCATATCGCACAAGTCGTTATTAAATACTCCCTTCTTCAGGGAGGCGTTAGCGGTAGCAATTGCGTAGCTTGTGTTCAACGACTGGGCTTCCGCCAAGGCAGTCACCCATGACGGAATGACGGATTCCAGAAAATAGTTGGTGCGGCTCCATTGGCCGGCAGCCGTCATGGTTATCATTCCCTCATAGGAAATGGCATTCTGCCCTGTGGCGGGCAGCGGCACACGGACTCCTTCGATTGCGGTGATCGTGGCGTCGTAGGTCTGCGGCTGCGTCCAGTTATAAGACCCGTCCGGATTAACATCCCCGGTATCTCCTTTCTCGCCACGGGGTCCTTGGGGACCCTCCGGCCCCTCGGGGCCTTGCGGGCCGGCAGGACCCTGCGGTCCGGTTTCTCCAATGTCGCCTCTTGGTCCCTGTTCTCCGGTCGCTCCCTGAGGACCTTGAGGTCCTGCGTCGCCCCTGGGACCCTGAGGGCCTTCGGGGCCGGTTTCGCCCGGTTCCCCCTGCGGGCCTGGTGGGCCTTCGGGACCGGCGTCTCCTTTGGGGATGGTAAACGACAACAGATAAGAGCCCGTTTCCGAGCCTTTCACGGCTTCCGCTGCGGCAGGAGTGCCAGGCTCGCCGGTAGTGACCCGGTCCACCGAAAGATTGAAATTCTCGGCGTACTTCTTGGCCTGCTCCGCGTACCAGGCGGCGCTTGACGCATTATCAAGCACCACCTGCACGCAGCCGCTTCCTTCCGGCAGCTGCACGACGACCGCGCCCGCCACGGCCTGCTGTTCGTCCGGCAAGTCAGGCGTTACACGGCCCGCAGAAACAAAGCATCCGTAGAGCAGCGGTCTTTCCTCGTTTCCGTCGTCCATGAAGACGTCGTAGGACCACCTGCCCGCAGGCACCGAAGCCCAGGAAAGCACGCCGTTACCCTCATCGTCGCGGGAAAAGCCGAACTCGGCGACGCCTGTCTTGAGACGGACAGCGCCGCGGAGGGTGACGCCGCTCATGTCGACGGGATCCCCCTGAAAATCTACCACACGGACGACCAGCGACTGGTTCAGCCCCGTGACGGTCCGGATATCGTATTTGCCTGCCTGCTGCCTGGGAAAAAAGAGGATGCGGGGGCGCAGCGCGCCCCCTGGTGAAACGCGTCAGGAACCCGGCGCCGGCGTCACGTCCTGCACATTGGAGGGCGTGAACTGGTACTTGCCGCGATAATCCATTTCGAACTCGAACTGGGGTGAAGCAATCGCCGTGGTGTGCTCGGGGTCCTGCAGCAGGCGCAAAGCGCCATGCGCGGTTCCAACAAGATAGATGGTTCCTACATCGTTCTGGTACCAGAAATGAAGATATCCTTCGATCTTGTTGTCGCCTCCGTGTCCGACGGTGGTCGATTCCTCGCCGTTGGCGGGAGCAGTTCCCAGCGCGAACGCCAGCTGGAAATATTCGGGTGACATGTCCGGTGTGGTGAACGTCAACCGCTTGCCGGTCGTGGTGTTCTTGCGCTGCTGACGGTAGCCGAGATTGCCGCCGTAAAAGCGCGTTACTTCCCCTTCGACCTGTGTGGCGACGGACTGGAACGCTCCCAGCAGCCCGAAACTCACCCAGGGCTGTTCAGGCCCGGCTGTCGGATCGGCGGGCGGAGCCGTGGGAGGCGTCGGAAACTGGTCCGGCCCGGTGACGTAGGAAGCTCCCCCGTCTTCGGTCACCTTGATGCCGTCGGGGAGGAAAATCGCCAGAACGCCGGTAATCTGCGGCGTGACGTTGCGGTTAGAAAAGGTGGGATCGTATGTAGTAGCCCTGATGCTGGAAATGATTAGTAAATGATGGATGCCTTGCCGTCGGCTTCCAGTTTATCGGCGAGTTCTTTTGTAGCACGGATGCGCGCCCCTTTCAAGAAGGTTGAGCGCCCTATCCTCACTTCTTTGGCGAGGATGAGGATATTCGTGTCGATGACGGCGGCCTGCTCCGTCTTCTTCTCCGGTTCGGTGTTGGATGTAGTTGCTTTGCTCATTTGATGTCAACAAGGTTGAGGGTTGCCAGAGCTTCCGCGACGGGCGCGGGAAGTTCCAGGGTATCGGTTTTCATGAAGAGGCTGATGACCAGCCCTCCATCCAGTTCTGTTTTCGTGCTGACGACGCGGACGGTCACCTTGTCCTGGTGATCCCCCTGGTCTTTTTGCTGTTTATTTTTTGGCGTTCTGCTCATGGAATTCCGTTTTGGTTCGTATGTTGATATTGATCGGGACGCGGTAGTCCACGGTCAAGACGTTCATTTGCCTCTTCTCTCCGTCGATAATCCCGGAAGAGGCAAAGCGCCCCTTGATCTTGGGCTTCATCATGGCGGGCGCGGGAAACGGAAGTGGATTCCAGTTCCACAGGGCATGCTCAATCACGTCGCCCACGGCGCGCAAATAGTAGGCCGGCGTCAGGCATTCCGCCGGAAACAGGGCAGCGTTGTGATAGATGGCTACAATAATGAAATACTGCCTCCACATGGTAGGTTCCGCCGTCTGCCCGTGTCCGTCCTGGTATTCATCCGCATCCCCGGGACACACCAGCACCACGCCGTTGTTCCCCATTGCAGACATGATGATGTCATTGGCGGCATACTCCGGATCAAAGGGCGCGTCAAAGATGTGGCAGCTCAATTCCTTGCTGCTTTTGAGCCGCTCAATGATGCGGCAGCTCATGGTCTGGTCAATGGAGGGGATCATGATTCGTTTCCGATTTGGGTGAGGTATGTTTCCGCGACGCGCTGCGCCATTTGGTCCATCGTCGGCAGGATACCAGGAGTAGGGGCAATCGTCACTTCCCGGCACAGGATATAGAGGACGTCCCCGATTTTCGTTCCTTTGCTGAAAAGCTTGCGGGATGCTTTCTTCCCGGTGGAGGACTGGGCCGTCTTGAGAATCAGGACGCCGGTTACATTTCCATTCCGTCCTCCGCTTTTGGAGGGGATGAATTGCAAGTCCTCTTTGCGGAAGCCTGCGCTGTAAATGCTCCGGGTACCTCCATGCCCTCGTGGCGCGTTGATGGTGGGGATGGCGAGGTTCTGAATCGGCTTGCCGGTGACTTCCGAAGTGCGTCCGGTGGGCCGCAGCGGGCCGCCCAGGTAGCCCTGCGTGCCTATCCAGTGCAGGCCGATGCCGCGCCAGGCAATGGAGACGCTGACGCCTTCGGCGGTTTCTTCCATGCTGGTGGCGTCCGCCGCGGCGTCGTAGTAGTCCTTGCCCTGCTGGCGCAGGGTTTGCTGAATCATCAGACTGAGGGCAACGCCCGCCTTGCGGATGGCGGTCTTGTGCAGGGCGGCGGACGGCTCCATGTCGGCAAACGCCCGGTCAATCGCGGATTGGTCGATGTGGACGGTTACAGCCATTTGACGGGTAAAACGTAAGGGGTTGGCACTTCAACGCGGAGAGCTCCGGCGACGTCTTCCACTTTCTTGACGTGCCCGGAGGTAAGGCGCCAGGTGAATTCCCCCTCTTCCTTCCGGGAGACGGGGATATACTGGCGAGAGGACGCGGCGGCCACGTCCGCGGATCTTGCATACCAATCACCTTCCGGCTCGGAGAACAGGCGGTCCAGCAGTCGGTCCAGGTAGAGGGCTGCCAGCGTTCCGGCCACGGATCCCCCGGCTGCCGCCAGGCGGAAGGCCTGGGCCTGTCGCAAGGGGATCTCTTCCGGGAAATCCCCGGACAGGACTTCCGCCAGTTCCGCGTCCGTGTAAGGGCGCGTCCCGTTCGGGTCGGTGTATGTAAAGGTGGTATTGCCGTCGTTCTCTTGCGTGACACGCACGGCTTCTTTCAGGATGCGGCGGATCTTGTTCTTGTTGGATTCCGTCACGCCTTTGGCGTTGCTTTCCAATGTGGAGTTAAAACTGGCGGGAGCGGGACGGACGCGCGACACGTCCAGCCCGGCCGCGCGGGCTTCTTCGGCTCCCACGGGGGCAATGTTCATCCCGGACAGGTAGTCAAAGGGAGGGTAAGGCGTGCCGAACCGCGAAAGGCGGATCCAGATGTCGGATGCCGCCAGCGCATAGCCGACGATCTCGCCGCGGATGAAGCCGGATGATACCGCTTCCGTGGCTTCTTCTTCCAGCCCGGCCCGGGCACGGTTCCAGCGTTCGGCCCAATAGCGCGGGTCTTCCCGCCCCTGGGAGCGGTAAAATTTGAAGGCGGCCGTGTCTTCGTCCTGCATCCAGTTATACCAGTTCCGGTAACCGTGCGCCATGGCCGCATTGGTTTCCATGACGACCTGGATGCGGAGCCAGGATGACAAATCCTGAATGCCGCCCTGCCCCGTTGCCGGCGGTCGGTAGCCCTGCTGGCGCAGGGTTTCGCGGATGGACTGCTGCGCCTCTTCATAGCTCAGGGCGCCGGAGGCGACCTTCCCCGCCTTTTCCTCAAAGTCGGACAGGATAACGCCGGGCTCCACGCCGGACACGAAAAAGGCGCGTTCGGCGTAGTCGTTGGCGATCATCTCCATCTGGGCGGCGGTCATCATCGGTAGGTGCTTCGCATGGGGTTGAACCAGGGGCGGCGCGTGTAGCGCGGCATCATGTAGGCGGGATCCGCGGGCGCGGAGCCGTCCACGCTTTCCGGCAGCATGTCCCCTTTGGCGTAGAGCGCCAGCATCGCGTCCGCCGATTCGGCGGCCTTCTGGCGCGTCTCGGTCAGGTTGAGCTGGTAGCGCAGGTAGAGCTGCCGGATGATCAGCGGCCATGCCAGGGACCGCATGCTTTGCGGAATGTCGTACATGCCGCTGTTCTGGAGCGATTGCCGCAGGGCGAGGTTGTTGGCCAGCGCCCCGCGGATGGTCATGCAGACATCGTTGACCGCCTCCATCATGACATCCCGGTAGTCCAGGCTGCGCTGTTCCCCGGCTGTTACCAGGGCATCGCGTTCGGCGGTGTTGAGACCGAGCAGCCGATCGGCTTCGTCGGTGGAAATCGTGGACCAGGCAGGAAAGGCGGACATGATGGAGGCGGGGTTGGGGTTAATCGCCGGTGGCCGTCGCGTCGATGCGGACGATGGCGCTGGGGTTCGTCAACTTGGTCAGCGAGTAGACGCGGTTTGTGACGAGCGTCAAGGCCGGCGTCGGCTTGTATTCAGTGATGACTTCTCGGCGAAGCTTGCCGGAAAGACCGAAGGTCTTGACGGCGGAGGCGTCGAACTGCGTCGGGGAGTCTTCCTTGTACAGGACATAGACTTCGTTTTCCATGATGGTTTTCGCGTCGCCGGAAGCGTCGCGGTACGGCATGGAGGCGATGTAAATATCCCGGATGGGCCGGATCAGAGCCATGCGAAGAAGGTCTTCGTTGAACAGGCCGACGCTGTTGAAGGAAACCACCTGACGCGCGAGCGTGTTGGAGCGAAGCAGCTGCCATGCGTTGATGCCGAAGACAATCGTGTTCGGCATGTGTCCGGTTGCGGCGTTGATGGACAGGATCGCCTGGTCCAGATCCGCCAACGGGTTTTTCTGCTGGTTGGCCCAGTCACCCATCCCGGAAGCGGCCGGAAGCTGGCTCATCAGAAGCTTGGCGCGTTCGTATTCGTACGACGTCACAAACTGGGATTCGATGAGTTTGTATTCCGCCAGGGTGATGGCCTGCGCCTTTTCCCGGTTGACGCCCAGCAAGGCGTCAGGGATGGGCAGCGTCAAGCCGTAGCCCTGAAGGGTGTCGGTTTCGTTTCTTCCGCGCAGGACGGTCTGGCGGGGAGGTTCGCCCGGTCCCACCTGGATGGGCTGGACGGTGAAGGCCGATTCCGTGTCCCAGACCTTGTACTGGAAATTCAGGTCATAGACCGGGACGATCGGAGCGATGCGGCTGATGATGGAGTTCTCTTCGGTGTTCCCGGACCCCGCGGAATAGGAGGTCAGGACATCGGTGAACTGAACGGCGGAGCAAAATGGAGTAGCCCTTGTTCTTGGTCTTTCTGTTGGTTGGGGTTAATAGTTAGGCTGCGGCGACCTGGTAGGACGGAACGAAGCCGATTTCCACAAGGCCCTGTTCCCACTGGGCATGAATAACGCGGGCATAGACGGTGTCGCCGCTGGCGGCGGCCTTCCATGTCCCGTTGGCCGTGATGGTGACGGGCGTTCCGGCGTTGATGGTTCCGGGCGTGTCGGATAGAGCCGCCTTGATCAGGCCGGCATACATTCCGACGAGCGCGGCGACGCAGGTTCCCTTGTTGGGCTGTCCCTGCAGGACGACGCCGAGCAGCTGCGTCTGCGTGGGGATGGCGGACAACGGAGTTCCGACAAATTCGGGGATGTCAGGATTGGCGGTCAGCGCCACGACGGTTCCTTCCTGTCCGCACAGGTCAACGCCTTCAGGGGCGTTGAAATAGACGATGGCGTTTTTCTGGGTTACGTTGAGTGATGGCATTGGTTGATATGGGTTAAGTTATCGGTTGGCGGAGACGATGAAGCCTTCTTCGGTCGCTTTCTGGTAGGCGTCATAGCGCTTCATGCCGTCCTTGATCAGTTCGTTGACGCGGTTGTTGAATCCGTCAATGGATTCCTTCTTGCGGAATGGGTCAGGGGGATTCAGCGTCGCGCGGCGGTTCAGAGGCGTCCTTTTCGGCAGTTCCTTCTTTTCCTCCTGATCCGGTTTTTTGGGCGGAGTCTGGCGGTTGAGCGCACGGATAAAAGCGTTCAGCGCGGCGGGGCTTTCCCGGAGAGAGTTTTTCAGCTCTTCCCGGCGTTCTTCCGTGAATTCCTCGCGTTCTTCCTCGTCCAGCGCGTTTTCGTACGTGCTGACGGCGTCGTCCACTTCGGCGTTCACGTGGTCTTTCTCACGCTTTTCCAGCGAGAGCAGTTCATCAAGGCGTCCGAGGATCGCCCTGCTCATGTCGTCGGTGCCGTCAAATTCGACATCCAGCTTGTCAAGCAGGGAGTCGAACAGGGCCCGCTGGGCCTTGTCCATCTCCTTGGACGGATATTCTCTATCGTCGTTTTCCATATTGGTTTTCTGGGTTGTTTCCCCCTCTTCGGGGCTTTTGGGGTCGCCCCCGGCCTCGTCGGAGGCGGGGGAAGTCTGTCGGTTGACCAGAGGCCGCTTTCCCTTGATGCGCGGCCGGTTGGTCAGAGCGAAGCCGGTCAGACGCGACGGGCGGTAGACGCCGTCCGTCAAAGTCATGCCTTCGCCATATTCGGTGGATGATTGCGTGTATTCCTTGTCCTGCAGCATCTTCAGGCCGCGCGGCGTCCATTCGATGAACCCGTAGAGTTCCAGCGTGCCGGAAGGGTCGCGGTAGGTGTCCAGCCTCTTGAGCCATCCGAGGGCCCGAGTATCGCGGGAAAGGTCGTGGCTCAGGTGGTCGCCGTCGATGAGCATGCCCGGGCCGTCAAAGGTGCGGGCGTTGAAGTCGTCCACCATGTCCCGGATCGCCTGCTCGTCGATGCGCAACACGGCGGGACCCTCGCCGTAGTCAACGTCATGGTCTCCGCTTTTCTCAACGTGGAACCAGCCGTTGGCGGGTCGGGACAGGTCATTGATTTGTTTCGTGCTGATCATCGCTAAATCCTTTCATGAGCCCGGTATAAATGAGCTGCTGCAGCTGCTCGTAAGCGTCGGCGGGGATGTATGTGCCTTCCGGCTCCCGGTTGACGGCAGCCGCTGCGGGATCGGCTGCCTTCGCGTCTTCGATGGACATGCCGATCTTTTCTTCGATTTCGGTTTTCTCGGGACGGACGCCTCCATCCGCAAGAGCGGCAATTTCCTCGGCCTTCTGTAGAGGCGTTTGGACGGTATCAAAGGTGATTTGGAGGCGGGCCAGTGGTTCGCCGTCTCCCAGCACCACCGGGCTGATGGAGGCGTTAAAAGCTTCCGCCACCTTAGAGCACACGGCAGAAACCACCGAGTTCCAGCTGTCCGTATGGGCAGACCCGGCCAGCGTGCCGGAACCCGATTCGTTCAGAACAGTCAAGGTTCCTGCCATCACAAACCGCACCTGATCCTTGTCGGCCATGTTGATGCGGGATAAGAAGTAGTTTTCGTTGATGGAGGATGCCTTAAGAGGTTCTGCTGTACAGCCGGGAGGCAGGACGACGGATGCGCCAGACTTGAGCTCTTCGCAGGCGCGCACAAGTGCGTCCATAACAGCGGCGCTTGCCTCCTTGGGGGCTGTGATAATAGCCGGGGCGGAGCCGTAACGGTCCATGTGGTTGTCCCAGATCATCTTGGCGTGGTTGCGCTCAAAGGATGCGCGGGAAGCAGGGAACAGGATGGGGTAACGGTGCTCCATCACGACGAGAGTTTCGTCTTCCACGCTTTCCCCGGTATCGACGCCGATATAACAGTGGGGGTTGAATTGCCACTCATTAAGTTCCCCGGGCCGCACCCAGTAACGCTGGGGAATGAATTCAAATCTCCGGCCCCATGCATCCTCAATATATTGGAGGTGAGCGTAGCCGTAGAACAGAGCGGAGGCCAGATGCCCGAAGGCCTGTTGAAGGCCGTTGACGGAGTTGTAGAATTCTTCCAGGTCTTTTTTCTGCTGCTGGGCTTCCGAACTATCGTTGGCTGCGTCAATCTTCCAGCCCTGCATGGATACGCTTTCGATCAGCCGGGAGTAGAGCATTCCGAGGAGCCCGTCCGAGTAGATAACCTCGTCCCAGATGAGCATTTGCCGCGCAAAGGCACCGCGTCTGGCCTCGTTGCGTGCATCGACGAGGGTTTGCAAGCCGGCGCCCTGAAGCGGGTCCCAGTATTCAAACCACTGGGGGCGGCCAGGAGTGCGGCTCCGGTCCGTCAAGGCTTGCCGGGCGAGGTCTGTTTCAAGCTCCTTGATTCTGGTCTCCTGTTGGGCGACCAGCTTCGGGGCGTTGAGGATATTTCGGACGGCGTTAAACCTGCGGCTTAATGATGGAAAGGGATTGGTTGCAGGGGGAGGAGTTGGACCTCCGACACGGGGACAGGAACCCCGTATGATACCGTTTCACTACCCTGCGATTGAATACAAATCAACACATATAGATATGTTGATATATTGTCAACCCTAATATCTACCGATGGCGCGTTTTTGTGCCGGATGTCTGGCATACCAAGCCCCCAGATTCCGGACAAGTCCGCTGTGCCGGCGCGCGTGCCAGGCCATGACAAGGGCGTCGGCCCGGTCGGGAGAACGAACTCCACGCTTTGCCATGTCCTCCTTGCTCTCGATTTTGACACGCCCGATCGCGTCTGTCTGGACGCGCGGTGCGACCAGCTGTTCGATCGTGTCTTCGTCGATGTCGAGAATGAGCTCTTTTTCTTCGATGGCTCGGGCCAGGGCCCTCCATGCCTGGGCGCGCAAGTTGACAAAGGCCTGCGTGTCGTCGGACGGGAAGCCGCCCCGGTAGGAGTGCACCGGGAATCCCTCGGCCCGGAAGTCGTCAATGATGGGAAGCCCTAACCCGTCGCCATCCGCGAAGATGCGGTCGGCTGGAATACCGAGCTCGACGGCCTTTCGGCGGAACCGTCCCCGCGCTCCGACGGTGTCCGGGTCTGCCCAGTGATCAGCGATGAAGAACCGGTTGCCGTGCCCGGCAGCAAAGACGTTTTCATCGCCTCCGGCGGCGAAGTCAAAGCCGCCGCAGGTCTCCCCAGTGTCCAAAAAGGGAGGCGGGTTGTTGAGCAGCTCCATGAGGGCGCGTCGGGAAATGACGGATTGTCCGTCAAGGTCCGTGAATTCTCCGAGGATGGCCGAACGGTAAAAGGAAGAATCTTCGCCGTATTCTTTTTTGATGCGGGCGGCCTTGCCCGGGTCGTTGATCTCAATATGAGGACAGTCCTCGTATTTGACCCGGATTTTATAGTAAAGGGAGGAATTTTTGTGGAAGCAGTCGTAGAAGGTGCCGGAATCAGCTCCAGGTGACGATGTGATGAACGCATGAAAGAGCGTGCAGCGGGAAACCGCGGTAAAGATGGGGTCCGGGATGGTCTTGGCTTCGTCGAGGACGTAAAAGACCGGGTCCACGTCGGGCGATATTTTCGGGTGCCATCCTTCCGCGCGTCCGGCGTTGTCGGTGGAGAATCCCACGGCAAAACCTCCTTCAGGGGTACGGATTTCCGTCTTGTTGAACGTCCAGCCCGCAAAGAACGGATTGTCCATGTAGCGGCGCAGCGACGGGAAGAGCTGCTTTTCCACTTGCATCCACGAAGAGGACGTGACGGGAACCTGTCCCCGCGGAAAACAGGTGAGAAAGTACAGGATGGCCGGCGCAATGCAGTTGCTTGTCTTGCCTGATCCGTTGGGGGCTACCAGAGCCACGCTTTTTCCGCCCAGGGCAATCTTGCCAAGGGATAGCGCCTTGATGGCCTCCACCTGCCAGGGATAGGGATCCAGGCGGAGGATGTGGCGAAGGAAGAAGCTAACGGGGAGGTATGGCCTGATGTCTAGGGATTGAGCTTGCCAGCGATGGTTTCCAGCGCGGTTTTCTCGTCTTCCTGGAGCCGGGCAAGCTGCTCGGGGTCCAGAGTGATCTTGCGTTCCAATGGAGCGCCTGGAACGCCCGCTACATCCTGCCGGACTCGGTCGCCGAATTTCTCGGGGGCGAAGCGGGCGGCCACTTTCAGCCGCGTTTCAATGGCGAGCTTCTTCGCGGCGACGGAGGCAGAGCCACATTCAGGGTCGAGCGCAACCTGAGCAGCGGCATCTGACAAAGACTGGCACTCGTCAAGCAGTGCTTCCGACTGCGCTTCCCGTGCGCGTTGAATGAGTTTGGAAAACTCCGGCTTGGTTTCACGCCAATTCCAAACCGTCCAAACCTCCGGCATGTGATCGTCCGAGCAGATGGACTTCATCGTTTCCCCAGCAGCCAGCCTGGAGGCTATCTCGGCGGCTAGTGCCTCCGTATAGAGGCTGGGCCGTCCTATTTTCTTGTTGGTGGTAGGTGATTGTTTCTTTTTCCTGCGGGTGCACCATAAGAGATTTTGCTCCCGTAAATCAAGCATGTTGTTTGTTCTTGTCTCTCCATAAGCAAAAGGGCGGCCGCCGAAGCAGCCGCCCTCTTGTAAGGAATTGGACGATACACGGCCAAAGGGAGAATTCCCTAAACAGGCAGTTTTTCAATCCACGCCCCGAAGGGCGGCATCTGAAAGAACATTCAGAATACCTTCTTTTCCCACATTTTTTGAAGCCGAGCAAAGTTTTTTTTGCACATGCTGCATTTTCCTCTTGCACTACTAAACATTGTTTAGTAAATTAACCTTGTTGACGGGAGGTAAGGAACCCAGAGACTGAACAACTGAAAGAACAAAATCATGGAAATCACCAACACCAAAAACTTGACGGCGGAACAGATTGTCCGGGCACTCAATTCTAAAGGCTATCTCTACTATGGCGAATCTGCCCGCGTCTGGAACGGCAACACGCAATCCCGAATCTACTTTGGCCGTGATTTTGTTACTATCCTCCCGGACGGAACCATCACCAACGACAAAAGCGGCAAGCGGACACTCACCATTGGAGACGAAGCCGTCGAAGCCATCCGAGACATTGTAACCCCTTCCGCCTCTGCGGAAGAGCCGCAGGAAAAACCTGCCGGAGAATCAGCCACCATCAACACCACAACAACCCGCGGAACGGAAGTAGCAATCACTCTCACGGCAGATACAATCACCGCTGAACTCACAATTCCTCCTTTTGGCAAATTCACCACGGAAGCGGACATTGCACCCCTGAAGGGGCAATTTGCCCTGCGCGGCAAGGTTCCGACCGGGGAAAACTTGTTTATCACCGTTGCAGAAGACGTCATCACGGACATCATTGCCAAACGTCAGCAGCTTTTCCAAAAACAAGAAGAAAGGCTTTTCCCCGGAATTTCTGAACTCCGGGAAATAACCGCGCGTTGGAACAAGGCATGGGATAAAAACCGCCGGGCATGGGACAACATCGAAAACAACCCTGCGTATAGCCCCATCAACACCGCAGCCATTGAAGCCGAGTTAAACGCCGCCCGCGCCAAATACCCCCGCGCCGCACTGGCCCTAAACGCAACAAGCTATACCCTGGCGAGCCATCACAGCAAAATAGCCGCAGGAAAAAAAGCCCTGGAACTCTTGAAAAATGGCGGAAGCTTGGAAGAAGCTCAATCAATTCTTGACAACTGGCTCCCTCAAGAGGCCATGTGGGACTAAACAGAAAACAAAATCATGACTATCCAAGAATTCCTCGACTGGATTTACAAGACCTATGAATTAAAAAATCCTTATGATGCGGTAAAAAAGGCTATGGAGCTTTTAAAGGTTACGGAAATGAGTATCTATCATTGGAAAAATGGAAAAAGGAAGCTACAGCCTTATATGCAGCAGTTAATCGCTGTGACGATTGAAAACCATGATTTGAAAAAAAGTTGTCGGGAAAGTAATTTTCTCTTGCGTCACTAAACATTGTTTAGTATATTGGTCTTGTTGACGGAAGGTAAGGATCCGGAAACAGAACAACAAACTGAAAGAACAAAACAATGAATCAATACACCTACATCACCACCGCTTACGGACCAGCTAAAACTCACGCCTCCCTTAATGATGCCGTTGAATGGATTGTTGAATATCTGATGACTGACAAGGCACGCTGCTTTTCTCCTCAGCTCTGGATCATCGATGAAAAGGGGGACATGATCGGAGACATTTATTTTTCCGGAAAAGACTGCAAAATCATGATTGGCAATAACTCTCCTCTGGTGATTGATGCCTGCTCAATGCTGCGTAATGCCGTGGTAGCTCAACATTGTTTGATTGCCTAACCCCAGCCCCCGCCCGGATTTCCGGGCGGCTTTTTTATGGCACGCAAAACACTGAAAGAAAAACTTATGCGTGTGAAGACACGCGGAAAAGCCGTCAAAATCCTCACGGAATGGAAGGAAAGTTATGAACGCCAGTTCCGGGAGCTCATCAAAGAAATGGAACGCGCCACAGCCCGCGGAGATCTCCGCACCATTGGCTATTGCATAGGCCAGCTTGACGGCATGCAGAAAAAGCTGCTGCACGGTGTTGACGTCATCGCAAAGTACCTCATTCAGCCGGACTTGCCAGCCCTTGACCCTAATGACCCTTCGCCACTGTGGGAGGAAGAAAGCCTATAGGGCCCTATACGAGATTCCAGGGGGTATACGAGATTCCAGGGCTATTCCCGGAGGTTGTAGTTGATCTCCCTATAGGACTGCCAATCACACGTGATGATGGTGCCGCATAGATGGATGCGGGAAACAACGGCCGGGCCTAAATGAGCTTCCAGGGCGGCGGGGCTGTAGTTGGCAATGATGATGGTCGGCTTGCCGCCTCATTGCTCATGTCCTTGCGTTTGTAAGCCTTACGGTATGCGTCCGCCTTGGACAATTTTCCCTCAACCAGGAGCCTTGCAAACTCCTTCTTCTTCTCCGTCGCCCTGGATTTGTTACCCTCTCTCTTCATACCAATATTTTACCCTCCTGTTTTTCGGCGTGTCGAGTTGCCGAGTGTCAACGTTTCTTGCCGATAGCATCAACCTGCTGACTTTGAATCCTCAACTCCATCCAAAAAATCACGCCCCTGCTTGCTCAAATAATGCACACAGGGACGTGACCCGGTTTTGACCACGTCGCCAGTCCTTGCCAGGTAATCCAGCCTGTGGGACACGTTACTGGGGTCCAGATGGCACCTGTCGGCAATCTCCCGTGACGTTCTCCCCGGATGGTCGCGAGCCTCCATCAGGATAAGCAGCTGCGACGGCCGCACTCTCTGGCGAACAATATTCCGCAACAGGTCTTTTCTGACTGACGACATGTTCTTCATGATATTAAGCCTCCCTGTAGGTAGTGGCGGCAGCATCCCATTTCAGGTCAATGTAACCAATCTCCCCGAAACGGTTCTTGCCGACGATGATTTTCGCCTCTTCCGGATCTGCATTTTTGTCCATGACGTATGGCCTGTAGAGCAATAATATCTGGTCGGCATCCTGTTCGATGGAGCCGGAGTCGCGCAGGTCGGACACACGGGGAACCCCGGCTTCCTTCCCGGCGCGTTTCTCCGCTTCCCGGTTCAACTGGGCCAGCACGATTACCGGAATATTCAGCTCCTTGGCCAGGGCCTTGAGGCCGGCGGAAATCTCTGACACTTCCCGTTCCCGGGAAGCGCCGCGGCTGGAAGGATTGGCAAGCTGCAGGTAGTCCACGCCGATGCACCTCACGCCGTGGTCCGCCACCATGCGCCGGGCGGTTGCCTGGATCTGGTCAATCCTCAAGGCTCCCCGGTCGTCCACGAAGAAGGGCAGGCTCTTCACCTTGCGAACCGCATTGGTGAAAGCCTCCTGCTGCCACTTGGTCAGCTTGATGCCTCGGCGCAGATTGGCCGCATTGATTTTGGACATGCCAAAAAGCGTACGTTCAAGTAACTGCTCCTTGGACATTTCCAGAGAGAACATGCCTACTGGCACCCCTTCGGCAGCCAGATTGTACAGAATATTGGTCATGAAGGAAGTCTTCCCCACGGCGGGCCGGGCTCCGATGACGATCATGGAAGTCTTCTGCAGGCCGTCCAGCATCCTGTCCAGGGAGGGATACCCGGTAGGAAGCCCCTTGGTCTGTCCTGGATTCTTGATGCGGAACTCCAACCCTTCCACCACCTTCTGTGTGCCATCAGCCATGCGCGCCACTTGGGCCACTCCGTAAGTTTCCCGCAAGGAGGACATCACCTTTTCGGCTTCCGCCAGAACTTCGTCTTTGGTCAGGGTTGGGTTTTGAAGATTTTCCAGCCCGGAAATGAACAGGGATTCCACATCCCGCTTCTTCTTGGATTCCGCCAGAATCTTCACGGAGGGCTCGAACTGGAAATGGTAGGCAAAGCTGGTTGAAAGCTCGACAAGCCCGACATGTCCCCCTACGGATTCCAAGTCTCCGGAAGAGTCCAGGTGCTGGATCAGGTCGGTAATGTTGAGCTTCTCCGGCGTCTTGGACAAGGCTTCAAAGGCAGCCCATATTTTCTGGTGGGCAGGAAGGGCAAAGTGGCTCCTTCCAATGCCTTGTTCGACGAGAGCGGCCACCTTGTCGGCTCCGTCAATGCAGTTGCCAAGAACGGTTTTCTCGGCGTTGAGTTGTGTTTCTGTAAGTTGCATAAATTGTTATTGAGGGTTAAATGTTTTTTCTAAATCTTGGATCGAAGGGGTCTCTTTCCACTCCTGGTGATTGCCCTTTTGTTTCGAGGTTCCTTGCCCAACGCTGGGCGTAACTCCAAGCATTGCTTTTCCAGTTTGAAATAGGCACGCCTGACCTGTCCACCCAACCCAAACCGTCCCGATCCGCCCAGTATTGCTGGGCGCATTCTGGAATCTCTCTGGGGGGTAGGAGCAAGCAGCCTCTTCCAACCTCGTTTTTCAGGTGGGCTTCCACTTCTCCCGGTGAAGAAGGAAGAGAAGAACGAGAAGGAGCAGTTGCCGAACGCGAGCCGTTAGGCGAAGCTTCCTTCGTCTCCGTCTCCGATTTCGTATACGTATCCGTCTTCGTCTCCGTCTCCGTCTCCGTATAAGCGGTGGATTTCCGTGACTCACCGTTATTCACCGTGGATTCCCGTGAACTACCGTGACTCACTGTATTACACGGTGAATCACCGTCAGGAAGCGGGAACTTGGGCTTACTCTGTCTGCGCTGCCCGAAATTGATGATCTGCACGTAATCCTTGCCCCCGACACAGTATGCCCTTACAAGCCCGGCTTCCTCCGTTTCGTGAAGGCAGTCTTGAATGTCCTGGTTACTGATTTTGTCAAGGTGCAGGGGGAATAAGCGAGTCCTCAATACCGTAGGGCGAGCGTCAAACAGGCCGTAGTCATCCGCCACCAACAGGAGCCGATGGAAGAAGCATTCGGTACGCCATGAAAGTGCCGCGACCTTTTCTGAATCAAGGAACCCCTCTCTAATCATTCGTGATGTTGCCATACCCTTTAAGCATAATTTCAATTGTCCTTTTTCTTACTCTCCGCGGCCTGGATGCTAAATATGGAGGGTTTCATAACACTGCCACCTTTCCATACCCCCGGTTTTGCAGTGTATGCAGTAGGGGTGCCTCGGTATTATCCCACGCCACAAGGCAACTTGGCGCGTTGGGCTGGTTTCCGTGGGTCTCACCGTCCGGGCGGCAAAAGCGGATGCGGCCTTTCCAAAGGAACAGATACCGGGCACGGTGCAGCACGCACCGCTGGAACCAGCGAGTATCTGACCTCATGAAAATGAGTGCCAGACCTCCGCCGACATGGTTACTCATACGTTCCATGAACGCTTCTGCTTCATTCCCATAAGGAGGGTTAAGCCATACGCGCCCCTCCCATGGCATCAGAAGGCCGTTATCCTCCACGGTGTAGTTAACACGGGCACAATCCCACGGACGCACGGTAGCGGCGCAGGGGTCCACGTCGAACTGTCCCAGCAGATCCAATACGTAGCGCGGAGTGAGCCAGACGTTGGTAGTTTGCGCGGTTTTGGCAGTGTTAAAGGTATTCATTCTCCCTCCTTTCCGCGTCGGAATCTGCTGAGCAGAACCCGGAATGCTGTTGCCGCCACTGCCGGAACTTGTCCGTTGCCAATGGCTTTAAGGCGGTCCACTCTAGCGGCCACCCCATGAGCCACTCGACCCACGTCGGGTTCAGCTGACCACCATTCCCCGCAGTCATTTGCCTGCGTTCCTCGCTGCTGATGATGCCTTGAGTTTCCAAGGATTTCATTTTCTGAAAAGCCCCACTTCCTCCGCACATGCCTTTTGTTCTTGGGGTAGGAAATCTGCTGGCTATAGTTCCCAGGTTCGGGGACTTCCGATTGCCCTGGCTGGAGCCGCTGTCCTTCCAATCCCGTGAGGTTGGAGTCGGGAATTTTGCAATCTGGTCGTTCAGGTTCCGGCTTCGGGCTGGGTCTTCCCATCTTCTGGCTTCTCCCGTCCTGAAATCCCTGGCTTGCGGGGTTGCAAATTTCACGTCCAGTCCCAGCGGTGGAGTTGATACTTTTCCGGCTACATATCGGGCCAGCCATGACTCCGGGTTTTCCCCGCTGGACTTCCCCGCACGGAGCGTTGGCCACATCATCCCCGGCATCCAGCCTGTTGTCGCTACATCCATCAGGCTCTTGGGACCCCGTGAATGGCTCCCCTTGTTGGGGGCGTTGCAAGCCGTTGGCGTGGGGATCATGTGCAAGTATCCAGATGCGCTTTCGGACGTGCGGGGCTCCCACATCGTCCGCTCCCAGCACAAGCCATTCCGCATCGTACCCGATTTCGGCAAGATCACCGAGGACTCTGGCAAGTCCTCGTCCCACAAGCAAAGGTGAGTTTTCCAGGAATGCGAATTCCGGTCGTATTTCATTGATAATTCGGTGCATTTCCCGCCAGAGGCCGGAGCGGGCGCCGTCAATGCCGGCGCCTTTTCCTGCGGCTGAAATGTCCTGGCACGGGAAGCCTCCAGATACCACGTCAACAAGGCCGCGCCATCGTCGTCCGTCAAAGGTGCGTACGTCATCCCAAACCGGGAAAGGCGGGAGTAAGCCGTCATTTTGTCGGGCGAGCAGTACGCTTGCGGGATAGGGTTCGAGCTCGACGGCGCAGACGGTGCGGAATCCGAGCAGCTCGCTGCCAAGTATTCCTCCACCAGCGCCCGCGAAAAGATGTAGCTCATTCATTTTCCTCCTTTCTCGGTGCCCAGCTGCTAAAATTTTCATCGCATATGGAACATGGAACCATTTTAAAGTAAGCTCCATACTTACATGTGCAACAATTTTTCATAATAGGCCGTCCGTACTTGTAAAAAGCTTTCTGCTCAGGCACCAGTTTCATGCGAGCCTCCTTTCCAGTATCGCCGCCTGCTCCGGGGTAAGGTACTGCCAGGACTGCGGCGGACGGGTCAGGCCGATGGCAGAGAGCGGCACGGCGGCGGGCAGTCTCACGGGGTCTTGGACGCCCCAGGCGTAGAACGGGAGATAGGCGCGGATGTGCTCTTCCGTTACGCAGGCGTCTTTGATCAATAGTTCCAGGGCTTGCCCGGATGGCATATAAAGCATGCGTACATAGGAGACCATCCGGCACTTGCCGATGATCGCCCGCGCCCCGTCTTTGCCGGATTCGTAGGTCCAGAGCGTGACGTGTTCTCCGCGGGGGATGCGCGGCGCGTTTTTACGCAGTTCCCATGGCTTTTTGCCGTCCAGGATAAAGCCGGAGAAAGGCCGCCTGACGGATGCGAGGATGTTAATCATTGCTGGCCTCCTTTCCATCTGACACGAGGATTTCATACATATTTTCTTTCTGGTCGTATTCTTCCTTGTAAAATTCAATGTATTTCCGGGCGGAACGCTTTGTTCTCAAACCGTGAGCAATTAAAACATCTTTCGGTTCAATTAGGTGCGTTTCTCTATTTATAGTGGCAATCCAAACAATGACATCGTATGTCCTTTTCATTGTTCCGCCCCTCCCTTCTGTTCAAGCTCCCACGGATATGTGTCAATTTTACCGTCAACCAAAGTTCGGAATATTAAGTTCCCTTGTTCTTCGTCGAATCTATCATCTACCGCCGCAAGATCGCCTGTTATCCCATATTCGTTTTCAACAGGATCACCGCCTCCATTATGAAGCAAATAATCCAATGGTTCACCGTTTTTATCTTCTGTAATAACATGTAGACCATTATTCCAACCAACGATCGGATAAATGCATCCTGCAACAAAACCTCCTGATGATACTAAGCAAAGGCATTCTTTATATGTTTTCTTAAATCTATTCATTTTAATTTCCTTTCTTTAATTTAAGTTTTCCGCTTGGACTAATTGTCCAATCATCAAAAGTGACGGTGCCGGACAGATTGATCACGGGGTAGGCGTCATAGGGACGGCAACCAAACTTGCCTTTATCGTTCTTCACTCTTAGCCATGCGCCCCATTTTGCACCGATAACGGTATATCTATGTCCTCTAACTATGACTTGCTGACCGTGCCGGAAGCGGGTGCCGTAGATGGCGTTGAGGGCGTCAAGATCGACTTGAGCGGCGTTCCTCTCCGCCTTTTCCTTCTTCCGTCTCCTCTTCTCGCGGGCAGCCTCTTCGCGAGCCTTGCGTGCCTCGTTGGCCTGGTTGGCGCGGAGTATCTCCATAGACTCGCGCTCGGCTTGTTCCTGGCTCTTCGTGAGGCCCGCCTTCTTACGGAGATTGTACGCAATCATGACCTGCCGTTTTTTCTCTCTTTCTTCGGGACTCATTCCGCTTCTCCTTCCTGGATTGTTTCGATTTCCCAACCCGTTTTTGTCTGCTTGGCAGCGATAAAAACAAAGGGGAACTTGTCGGCGGCCGTCTTGATTTTTACCCTGGCGTCGTCGCGCCAAAAGCCTTTCACTTCGTGGAATTCAAGGGTGCCGTCAGGGCGGACAACCATGAAATCCGGCGTGTATGAGCAGCGGTTCCCAAGGACCAGTTTGACGGCTTCAAACTTGAATTCCCTTATTTCCCCCTTGTTTTGGAGGTCAGACAGGTAAAAGCCATAGGCGGCTTCTGTTTTATTCATCACGCCGGGCCGGTGGATAGCTCTTGCCCTGGTTCTCATGCCGCCCTCCCTTCTGCTGCCGGGCGAATCTCCGGCATGATGCGGGTGTATGCCTCAAGGTATTTTGGGCCGAATTCGTCCAGAGCCGCCTTAATGCGGTCGGTGTACTCGTCCCATTCCACTTTGACCAAAAACGGGCGCAGTCCGGGGCAGTAGGAAAGGAAATACCACGCCCGCAAGCCAGTCACAGCCATGGAGCCGTGCACCTGCGGCTTATATTTGTCCGGCAGCACGCCGTCCAGCAGATACCGGGCATGATGCTTGGAGAGAGGGCACTTGATTTCAAGGCCGGCAATCACAAGATCAAGACCGTCTTCCAGATTTTCAACAACAAGTCCGTCAGGACTGCACCCGATAGGGGCCGTTTTGCGGCGGATAAATCCAACTTCTTTTACCGCTTTGCCGGTCAAGGTCGCGAAAAGCTCGCGGGCTTCCTGTTCCAAGGCTTCCCCGCGATCCGTGTGAAAATTGCCTTCAAAGGTTATTTCATCCGGACGCAGACAGGAGCAGCACAGTTCGATGATTAAATCATCCTGCTGGGCTGACGGCTTCCCGGTTTTGGGAGTGATCAGTCGGTCAAAGTTGCTGGCGGTCAGATGACCGGAACGCAATTTAAACCATAGGTCGCTCCGTTGTGGGACATCCTCGTAAATAACTATATTTTCAAGGTCTAACATAACTTTAGTAGTCCTCTCTATTGGCTGGTACATACTCACGTTCCTGCTCCTTCAGACTTCCAAAAAAATCATCGGTATCATCATTTGGAGGCGGTAATGCCTCCGATGCCGTAGGCCGTTTTTCCTCCGGTTTGGGCGGGTTAAAGGGGTCTATTTCCTCGTTTTCATCCTTGGACGGGGTTACATTCCGCATTTCGCTTCCAAATTCCTGATCGTCGGCGCTGCTCATGGCTTCTTGGATGTAGAGGGGCAAATCCCATTGCTTGGAGGCACGCTTGATGACCGTTTTGAGCCCCATTTGCCCGAAGTCAGTCACCCACGGACCTACTACTTCCCCTTTCTTGTTCCGGGACTTGGTGCGGGCCTTGATTTCCTCCACGGCGCGCAGGCTCATGCGTTCCCCGTGTAGGTAGAGGTCCTTGTCTGTCCAGGTGCAATAAAAACCCCTGATGGGCGCCGTGCTGTCATCCCATTCCGGGATGTGGCTCATTGCAAATTTCCCTTCTTCCAGGCCCCAGGAAAATGGCTCCCCCTCTCTCACAATTCCAATATTGAGGTTGGTGACGCCATTGGAGCGGGCCATACGCATCAGGCCGCGGGCGGAGGGGACAGCAACGCAGGTCAATACAGACCGGCCGCTTGCCTTATCATTGCTCCAAAAAGGAACAAGATAGCCGTGGATGCCGTCAGGCTCACAACGCATCATCAGCAGGTTTTTCAGGGATGCAATCAGCGTTACAGGGGCGCATTGCTGAAGGAGTGGGGTTTTCTGGCAGCAGTGCCAGAAGATGCTGATGCAGCGCTCCGGCGTCATCATGTTCTCCACAAGATGAGCAATGTGGCCCTTCACGTCCTCGGACATCACAATTTCGTAGAGTGTCTTCTTCGGGACTGGCGCCTGGGGCAAATCTAGTTTATCTGTAGGTGCGTTACTCATAATCTTTGCATGGTTCTGTGTAACAAGGCCGGGGATCAGTTGGCGCTGACCCCGGCTATTTGTTTTAGTTAAAAAGATTTTTGAGCAGGAGGAAAATTAAGAATAAAAATCCTCCTCCAGCGGCAATTACTCCACACCACAAAATCAGGTAAGCGAGGATTTTGGAGAGGAGGTCTTTTGATTGTGCGGCCTGGGTGTAGTTCCAACAGCGCTCCGCTTCGTCAGGGATGCCGTTGAGACGCTCCCGGGCGCACAGGCGACACAGATAGCGGGCGCAGAAGACGCCGTCCTGATGGTCCCCTACCAGGGATGTCCACGAAGACGAGGCGTTCAGCGGTTCGGCGCACATGTAGCAGCGCGCCGTTTTGGCGGGGTGCGGGTTGTTGGTGAGTGTTTCCACCATGCCCTTGTAGGGCCCCCGGTCGATGATGTGTTGATGTGTGGTCATTGTTTTGATTGGTTGGAGAGAAAATCTCTGACTTCGCGCATGTTGAAGCGTGCTTCGCCCTTCCTGCCCCGTTGATTGTTCACGGGGGTCAGCTTGGTAATTTTCCCGAGCCTCACCCCTTCCACCAAATAAGGAGTAATGCCACTGACGGAGTAGTGGAACCGTTCGGCGCAGTCTTTCACGCTTCCGAATTCATCTACCGGAACAAAATTATTCATTCCGACGCTTGACGCTTCAGCCGAGGAAGGAACCGGAGCGTCCGCCAATTCCCTCAGCACTCCGGACAGCACTTCCAAGGCATCCGCAAGGCTGGCTATCGTTTTTCCGTTCCCGTTCATGGCTTTGGTTAAAAGTCGTCGTTGTGTCCGTCAGGGTTGTCCGTGGTGACATGATCCCGTTCGTGCTGCACCAGGGCGTTTTCGAGGGCCGCGGCTGCGGTTTCATATTCGTTCATGAGCTGTTCGGCTTCTGCGTGACTCACGGCCACATCATCCACGCGGATGCAGCGGTCTTCTTCGTCGTATTCAACAAGCATCGTCTTCGGAGGGTTTGGATTTATTCACCAAGTCAGAAAACTTGTCTACTGGTTCGCAGGGCAATAATGCGCCGGGTTTGCATTCAAGGCTCAACCCTAACAAACGCCGGGCTGCGTAAATTGCTCCAGCATATTTCTTCCGAAGAATTTTATCTTCAGAAGCATTAACGCTGCACCCTTGATAGCTGTCCTCGTGGGTTTCGACTTTGAGCATTCTGTCCAGCTCAATGAGGAGGCTGACTATTGTTTGTTCTTTGTTCATAGTTAGTCTTTATCTATATTTACAAGAAACTGAATAAGATTCATTATGAATGATAAAGAATTAGTTATAAAAACCCAGACTATCAAAGACTGCCAGTCCGTTATCATTTCACCTCCTTTCGTGTTATTCTCGCTGTGCCGGATACAAAGAGTTGTTCTCCGTCCGGCTTAGTGACCAGATAGCCATAAATATCACTTTTATATTCTTTTATTGTCTGCACGCTGTCAGGGTCGTTAGTGGAAAAAGAAATATCGCGAAGACCTGGCTGTTCGATCTTAATAATCCATTCCCTTTGCCCTTTTGAAATATAGTCATAAGGGCGCGGATTACAGCCGCACAGAACAAGCCCGGACAAGACTAGGGCAAACAGAGCTTTCACTTCTTCACCTCCTTCTGTTGGGTATTCTTTGTACATGATGGCGCTGGTTGCTGGTTGGCGGCTTGAGATTTCTTCGGCTTCGTCTTGCTGTCAGTTGCGTCATGAGCCAAAACCCGAAGAGTCTGAATAATGGCATCACTCAGCGGCAAGTTATCCCTGGCTGAGATGGTCATTACTGATTCGCTGGCCTTGGGAGACTCAGCAAGTTTGCGGATTGGTATCTGGATGTTGTCTATCATGGGTCTGTGATGATTTGGTTGGTTGATGCCCTATGTTTACCACTGTTTGATTATATAGCAAGACAAAAATATCACTGTATGATTGTTTTTTTTCGCTTGCTCGTGTCATTAAACGATGATATTACATCGTCATGCACACGAAAGAAGAGATAGATCAATGGCTTAAAGAAATTGGGAAAACTCGGCAATGGCTGGCAGATCAGTGCGGCGTGAAATACCTAGTAGTCAACAACTGGTTTTCAAAAAGCCGCACCATCCCTAAAAAGGCAATGATCATTATCGACAACCTAATGAGCCAACCCAAGCCTTCAGGCGATAGCCAAGTATCTATTCCTGATTTCGACATTAACCTCAAGGTTTCACCTGATAAATTCCTCGAATTCAACAAGTATGCGAAATCCTGCGGTATGAATATCGTAGACTGGATTATTTACGTATTGGAATATGCGGGAGACAATAAAGAACTGCTTCTCAAACGGCTTCAGGAGGAGAAAGACAAAGAGGAATAATTATTCCCCTTCCCTCGCTCCCTTTGAAATATTCCTCAGTATTTTTTTGATTGTCCTCCGGCAACCTTCCACTATGCCGAGACCGAAACAAGTGGCCCCGAAAAGAACGGCCAGCAAGAAAAACACAAGCATCACGTTACCTGACATGGACGTAACCCTTTCTTGCTGATATTTTTTCTCCTAACACGCTAGCATTTAAAGCGTTATAATACGGGGGGGGGGGGGGGGGGGGGGGGGGGTAGGAATTCCTGTTTTTTCATGAGATTTGATGTCTTGTGACTCCGGTAAGACGTTGTGTCATCGATTATCCGTTCACGTGATGACAAATTCCTCCCGAGAGGATTACAAAACAATCTTGCTGGATATTTCCTCTATTGCATGCACGACATCCTGCGAGTCGGGCCGGAAATACACCCGTTCAATCTCTTCAGAGTCATGTCCTACGATGAATCGGCACAAGTCAGCCGGCACCCCTGCCAACCGTAAAATCGTTACCGCGGTCGCCCTCAGGCTGTGAAAGCTTTTTTCAGACAGCACGCGCTTGTCTCCCTTCCCTTTCCTTTCCCCGGAAGAAATGATGCCGTGTTTTTTCAGCAGTCCGGTAAACTCAAGAGAGAGCTTGCTGGACTTCCCGCCGCCTTGTGCATGTTTCATGGCGGCCAAAGGGAACACAAATTCATTGATGGAATATCTCTCCCTCTCTTCCAAAATCTCTTTCAGCGGCCCGATGATGGGCTTGTTCATACGCCGCTTGGTCTTTTGTGAGGTCATGGCAATCAGGCCGCCGTCAAGGTTGATCTGCTCCCATCTGAGGGTGGCAATATCGCCCAAACGCTGGCCGCCCGTATAAAGGCATACCCGTATCATGTCCGGCCATTCACCCGGTAAAATTTCTACAAGCCTTTTGACTTCCTCCACGGTGAACGCGCTGCGCTCCTGTTTGTCGTCCTGCTTTTTTTTCTTGTCCAGCCTGGCTCCCCTGAAAGGATTGGAGATGATCAATTCTTTTTCGACAGCCTGATTGAACGCGCAGGAAAGAGATTCGAGATACCTTGACACTGTACCGGATGACACGCGCTCCATTTCTGTCTCCGAAAACCGTCTCACGGTGTCTTTGTTGATGGATGCTATGGCTTGCCCTCCATCATTTCCCAGGAACAAAATAAACTGCTTGATGGCCTTCCCGTCTCTTTCGTGTGCCTGAATCTTACCGGATCGTGATTGCAGCCATTCATGGAGATACGCTCCAACGCTCACGGCCTTTCTGCCAAGGCTGGTCGCCTGAACATCTCCGCCAGCGATAGCTTTGAGCCGCTGCGAGTCAACAAAGCCGGTCTTGTGTCCATGCTCAAGCTCTTCGGCAATAAGGCGAGCCCTGGCCTCGTTTTGCGCTATGACCGCTCTTTTGTTTGCCCCGGGTGGAATAACCTTTGGCACCACGTCAATACGAGTGGTTTTCCTGACCTCTTTGCCGTCCAGCGTCTTGAAGACGGCTACCCATTTATTGCTTCTTTTGATAATCCCCGCCAT